TTACTCTTTAAGATCGTATCCACCCATCCCGTTACAAAAAATTAAGATACTGGTAATATCTTAATTTTTATGACTATGATATATATATTTCAGACTAATACGAAATTAGTTGGAGAAGGCAAGTCCGCCCATACCCGATTGGATACGAAGGACGTTGTAGTTAGTCGCGAACATGTGCATGGTGGTGGCACCGAGCACGGAGGACTTCATAGTGACAGCAACCTGCGCGTTATCGATGCGGGAGAAGTTGCAAGTGCCGGTAGGCTGGTGCTCCTCGGGCTTGAGCGCGAAAGAGTACGAGTACACACCGGGCGCGGGGTTACCGGAGTGATGGTTGAAGGCCTGGACCTGGTTGAAGTACTTACCCTTCTGCTCCTTGAAGCGGTCCTGGCCGTTAAGCACAAGCTTGAAGGTGGACAGGGGACCGGCAGCCTCCTCGGTGTACTGCTCGGTGGAAACACCGGTGGCGTACAGGGGGGTACCGACGGCGGACACGGGGACGAAGCAGTTGGAAAGGTCGGTCGCGTCGAGCGCGTTGGACTGGAGAACGACATCGTCGGCGGCGTTCTTGGAGGTGAAGTTCCACATCTCGGAACGAGCGGCGGTGTTGGAGAAGCACCACACAAGCTCCTTGACGGGGTGGTTGTAGGAGAGGCGAACCTGCTTGGTCTGGCCGTCGGTGACGGTGTCCGAACCAGTGTGCTGCACCTGCTCAATGAGGTACTCGTGGCCCTTCTGCGCAAAACGACGACGCTCCTCAGTGTCGAGGTACACGTAGTTGGCCCAGACCTTGAACACGGAGGTGTCGAGGTAGGTACCGAAGGTGGACGCGAGGTCAATGTCCACCCTGACCTCGTGGTACTGCAGTGCAATCAATGGAAGGTAAAGCCCAGGGTTGCGGTTGAAGAAGAAAATGAGGGGAAGGTAGACGGTACCGGCGGGGGCGGTGGTCATCTTGGCGTAAGTCGCCTTCTTAGACTCGTCGAGGTACAGCTCGGAGTACAGACGCCACCACTTCTGGTAGTGCTTGTCAATGCGCTGACCTCCGATTGATAATTCTACGTTGTTGATGGCACGCTCGGCGACCCAGTTGCAGTCGTCGGTGGCGTTGGAGGTAACAGTGTTCGAGGTGAGGGAGAGAAGCTCGATGTACATGTCACCAACCAGATCACCGTTACGGGCGACGGTGACGGACACGCGGCCGGAGTTGGCGGCAGTACCGTTCACGGTCTGCTCGATGTTCTCCATGGCGAAGTTAGTGTGGCGCTTGTACTTGGCCTGGTAAAAAGTGACCTCAGGGTTACCGGTAAGGTAAACATCCTGGGCACCGTAAGCGACGAGTTGCATGAGACCACCGGCCATTTTGAGAGTTGTTGTACTATACACAGAGAAAAAAATTTCAGTTGAACGCGGCAATTTTGGTTTCGATTTTTCTCAGTCTATGTTAAATGTCGACACAGCCTGAAGATATTGAGAGTGAAATTGAGGAGGGTGAGATTGTGACTGAAGATGAGATCTCCGAGGATGAGGATGAGTATCAAATCGAGGAGGATCAGGGTATGGATATCGCAGAACTCATGACATCTCTCATGGCGACTGATGAGGGAGATACCGTCTGTTCAGCGCTCGTTAACATCGCGAGCCAACTTCAGACTCAAAATAAAATTCTGATAAAGATGTTGAGCAAATTAAATTCCGCTTAAGGATAAAATTACCTATACTGTAAATGAGAGATACTCACTTCATCGATAAGGATCCAAATATCTACGATGCACTCACGGAGTTGCAGAAGCAGAACATCCAGTCTATGAATGAAGACCAGATTTTACAGGTGATTGAAGAGTTTGAGTTTCGATGGTACCTACACGACACAGAAGGCTACTCTCCCTGTATGGAGCGAGCGACAAGGTTGGGTTACCGTCAATTCATCCACCCAGACAATTTCAACGAAATTGGAATTCCTAAACCCGATCAAATCGATATCATGGCTATCCGTGGTATTAAGAATCGCATGACTACTTTTTTGATCGGACTAAACAACCATGTTCAGATACACGTGAAAGAATATAAGTATGATGATGAAGTCTCGATCAATAAACGAATCAACAATATCATTCTCCAAATCGAAGATGGATTCGAGAATGTGCGGCGACACCAAATCTCGTATGAACGCGTCATCGCTCCGACTGCACTTCCCCAGGTTTCTGTGTACACTGATCCGTCCACGATGGATGACGAAGAGATTGAAAAGTCTTCTCCGTTTCAGAAATGTCTCATGATTTCTCTCAAAGAAGCGTACCGTGCTGGCTATCGTCGTTACAAGGGACACTGCTGTGAAGAGATTAAGACAGTCGAAGGGTTTAGGACGAGAGCGTGGAATCCAATTTTCACAATCGAGGAGTTTGTTTATACACTTCCTCAGAAGGAAAGTAACTTTATGAACTGGAAAAACTTTACGAGTAAAGGTTCTATCTTCAGAGATGTCATCGATAACATTTCAAAGTGTAAGGATGCACAGTTTCCTGAGATTAACAAGCGCCGTCACGTGTGGTCATTCAAGAATGGCGTCTTTGTGGGTAAGGAATGGATTCCCGATCGCGGTGTCTATGACTGTCGCTTTTACCCATACAAGAGTGACAAGTACGCATGCCTCGACCCGAGTATCGTCGCCTGTAAGTATTTCGATCAGCAGTTTGATGACTTTTCACACATCGAAGATTGGACAAAGATTCCCACACCGTGGTTTGATTCTATTCTAAAGTATCAGAAGTTCGACGATGAAGTCAGTAACTGGGCATACGTCATGGGTGGTCGCCTCTGCTTTGATGTTGGTGAGTTGGATGGCTGGCAGGTGATTCCTTTCTTCAAGGGTATTGCCAGATCTGGTAAATCCACGTTGATTACCAAGGTTTTTAAGAAGTTCTATGAGAATGAGGATGTTGGAACACTTTCGAACAATATTGAGAAGAAGTTTGGTCTCTCGGCGATCAAAGACGCTTTCATGTTCATCGCGCCCGAGGTGAAGGGTGACCTCGCACTCGAACAGGCTGAGTTTCAGTCGATCGTTTCGGGTGAAGATGTTTCCGTTGCTGTGAAGAACAAGACGGCTGTATCGATTGAGTGGAATGTACCGGGTGTTCTAGGGGGTAATGAGGTACCCAATTGGAAAGACAATTCGGGGTCTGTCCTTCGTCGTATCTTGACTTGGAACTTCGGTAAACAGGTGCGTGAAGCTGATCCACAGCTGGATGAGAAGCTTCACAACGAGCTTCCGATCATTCTCCTGAAATGTGTGAGAGGATACCTCGACTATTCCAATAAATACAGGAACAAGGATATCTGGAATGTGGTACCGTCGTACTTCAAGAAGATTCAAAAGCAGGTGGCGATGGTGGCGAGTAGCCTCACGAACTTCCTGGAATCGACGTACATCGTAATCGGTGAGGATCTCTTCGTTCCACAGAAGGAGTTTATTGCGAAGTTTAACCAACACTGCAGGGAGAATAACCTGGGCAATCACAAGTTTCATGCGGACTTTTACGCCGGACCGTTTAGTTCTCGCGAGATTGAAGTCAGGAATGAAACGGTCAAATACAAGGGGCGTCTGTACAAGCATCAACCTATCATCAGAGGCTTGGATATCGTAAACGACGACCTGACCTTCACAGACGATACCTAAAAAAAATCCTCACCAATAGTAATATGAGCCAGTCGGTCAAAGAATTTGTACGCCGATCTGGTGTCGAAGTTCAAAGTCCGAACTCGAACTCGAATGATGAGTTTGCACGAGAACTCGAAGAAGAAATGTTAAAAGCCGAGCGAGAGCAGGCACGACCAACGTATAAAGCATTCAGGACTCCACCCCGCCAAGTGCGTCCACCCCCACGCGCTCGGGTACCCGAGCGTCTTCAGAAAAATCTTATAAGTGAACCACTCGTCAACGAGTTTGCAGATATTAATGAAAATGCGTTCGTGAAGGCTTTAGCCGAGGCTAATTTCACCGAATTCAATACACAACTCGAAATTAGCAAACTTAATCCAGGTATGTTTAACGCCACAGTCGATTCCGGGTTTGGCCCGAAAGATGTTGTCGTCGACATTAAAAAGATACTCATGAAACCACCCCTCGGTAAAATACCTATCGGTGAAGGTCTTTATCTGGACACACAGGAGATACGAGGAGTGTATGGACAGTTTAAAACTGGATTTACCCACACGAAAGATTTTGGACCTAAGGGTAATATCGGTAAACCTTTCTCGACTGTTCAGTTTAAATTAGAACTTTCCAACGGTGTGGAAAGTAAGGGTGTCACCGTGAATATATACAAAAACGGTAAGATTCGTTTTTCCGGTGGGTTTGTGGGTACAAATATCGCGAACCAACCCGAGCTCATTCGTCGTTTTATCGTCGATAGATACACCGATAAGCAACCCTTCTTCTATAATCCATTCGTGTACAATAATCTGAATGGTCAGTTTAGGATAAACGGGGTTTTCAAAAACATGGAGGTCATCGGGAGACGATCCCAACAATATGGAATGACGAGTTATTCGTATGAACCTGAATTGTCTCCATTCTTTTACGCCTATTTCGATGACACGAAGCTCATCCTTTCTAAAAGTGGAAACGTTCAGATCACGGGTGCGAAAAATCCTACCGATATGCTGCGCTCGTACGACTTTGCAAAAAGGTTTGTACAATCTCTGAATACAAATGGACATATTGTCGTGAAGGGTGCGTTTTCAGAGGGGGTGAAGGCCTCCAAGCCCAGGGCGAAACCCAAACCTTCTAAGAAGACGAAAATGAATCTCACAAACTTTGACCCCAAAAAGTGTGAGAGGATGGATAAAAAGGAACTCATGGATATGGCGAAGCGTGTCGGTGTAGTTAACTTTAGGGTCAAAACAAACGCCGGTGGTAGTCGTATGGCCAGGAAGTCTGAGATTTGTAAAAAAATAAAAGATATGATCGGCAAAAAGAATGTGACGTACAACAAGAATAAAAAGTTGACGGGTTCGGGTAACACATTCAAGGTGGGAAGTATCCTCTGTAAGAATCAGAGCGTAAAAGAACTTCTTCGGGTAGCCGCCATACTCAAGATTTCACTCACTGGTAAGGAGAAAAAAGCTGATCTCTGTAAGCTCATAGAGAAAGTGCGAAACAACATACGCACCGCACCATCACCCGTGCGTAAACCAGCCCCCACGAAAAGAGAAATACGAGAAGTCGCCGCAAATAAGAAACGTAACACGGAGAAGGCTGCCGTGATGAAAAAGCGAGGGCTCGATGAAAACTCGATTCGTAAAAATATCTCGAATCTTTACGGTGATAAATGGATGAAACGGTACAAGCCCAATCTCAACCAAGATGTCCGCAACATGAAAGCGGCTCTTAACGCGATCAACGCCAAAAATAAAAAGTTTGCACTTCCATTCAAAAAAGACATCAAAGCAGTTGAGAAGACGGTCGTCAATCAGTGGAAGATGCAGCGAAAGCGTGATCTCGAGAAGAAGTACATCATGAACACGGTCAACGTGACTGGTGTTCCTCTCAATATGCGTAACGCGTGGAGACGGGCAGCCGCCAACGAGGCTGCGAACCGTTCGAAACTCATGACAAATAAACAATTGGCGTTATTCAAGAAAGGTTGGTTAAAGCGTAGAGCCAACCTTAACACAAATGGGAACGCGCGGCGACCTATCGCAGCGGCTCGAGCTCGGATTGAAAAGATATAATCACGGGGTACGAGTCGATGACGACACGAGAGAGTGGGGAACACCCCAAAACTCGTGGATAGAGATGGCGCGAGAAGAACTCCTCGATGCCATCATATACGTGATCGCGGATTACCTGAGAACGCGTGAAGAACGTGGTGAGAACGATGAAAACGAACTCATCATGCACTATGCGAAAAATAATGGCCTCGTCGAGAGTGAGCGACATAGACTTCTTCTATGGAATCTCGAGCGCATGCTCGATAGTACACTCTTCCGCACTGAGAATGGCGAATAATTACGTGCATCTAATTTTTCTATTAATAGTTTTACTCGGTTCAGCGATTTGTTTCAAGTGTAGGGTGTGATAGGAGAAGTCGTATTTTGAAAATGCATCTTTGATTTTATTAGAAAGAACACTAGCTTGAACTATGAGGGGTATTCCGGTGCACACAGACTTTTGTTCGAGTTGAAGAAAGTCATCCTCCATCTGAACGAACCGTTTGAGTGCGTTGCTTCCGATGTTGTCCGCATGCATCTTGAGGTACATATCCTTGGACGCACCATCGCTGATGTAGAAATGTTTGGAACCCTCAACCTCTTCAGATTTGGTGCGAGTATCGAACATGAGTGCCAAAACTATGAGCGCTACGATAATGTAGATCATCCTTAGTATTAAATACTTTTTTATTTGCAACAGTCCGTTCTAT